ATTCTTTTTTTTTAACATGGTATAAACCAGTCATATAATCGCCTAAACCTTCTTCAATTTTACCAGTTAATTTTTTTGTAGTATCACTTGGCTTTTTCTTTTCAGCAGCTTTCTTTTCTGCTTTAGCTGCATCAAGTTCAGCAGGAGATGCACCAGCACCTTTGGCTGGTTTTTCTTTAACTCTTGATAATGCAGTATCTAATGGAGAAACATTAGCTGCGCCTTTACCGCCACCACCAACGCCACTGGTTGCATGTTTAGCAGAAGCTGCTTTACGTGCATTGTGAAGCATATCTAATGCAGCTTTAGTTGATAATTCGCGACGTTTAAATGATTTCTTTACTTTGTCAACTTCCGCAGTTGTATACTTATGACCGCGATGAATGTAATGGTCACCATCTGTTTCTGGTTTAGATTCAGGAGCAGCTGGCTTTTCGCCAGCTAATCTCTTTTTAAATGCATGATAATCAGGATTGTTAGCATGACGAGAATCTAATCTTTCACGTGCAGCCTTAGAACCCTTAGTGTGCACATTGTGCCATGCTCTTACTGTTGATGCGTCTGCTTCTTCATTAAAAAAAAAAGATTCGTCGAGCACTTGAGCAAGTTTTTCTTCTGAAGAAATTACAACTGCTTCCTTTTTAAATAATGATTTCATTCTATCACCAAAACTTGGTTTATCTAGAGGATTTTTAATAGTACTCTTAGGTGCTTTTGGCATTGGATGTTTTTCTGGTTGTACTACTTTTACTCCAGATTTAGTCATATAATCTTCGTGCATATGCTTCTTAGCATTATAGTATGCACCTAATGCCATACGAATACGTTCTTTCTTTGACTTGCCATGGAATTTAGGATTGTCTGAGTGAACGAAATCATGAATGTATTTTGATGCACCCATTGATGGATCTAATACTTCATCTAGATCTTTTACAGCTGTATGCTTTTCAACATGTGCTAATTTGAAATCTTTGTAACGATCTGATTGTGCTAATTCATGTGCTTGCTTTACAGCATCTTCGTCAGACTTAGCTGTAATTAAAGCCATTCCTGACCAGTTACCTTTATGATCATGGAAGTGAGCAGCGTGAGTATGATCTCTTTCTGCTGCTGAATCTTCATGCATCTTTCCTGCAGCTGCCATATGTTGGAATTTTGCTTTACCGTATTTCTTACGACCAATTGCAGCAGCAACAGCAGCTGGATTCTTTACACCTTTCTTATGAGCAAGAGAACGCTTTAGTTTCTCAAAACCCATATACTTTTCTTGTACTTTGCCGACTGTGACTTTTTCTTCTTTCTTCATACATGCGCATTTTGTTTCTGCCATGCCGCATTCGTTACACATTGCTTCTAATACTTTGAAAGTTTTGCTGCCAAGTTTGAAACTTGGTTCGTCGTTTGCTTTAGCTTGTCTTGCAGCATGTGCAAATTGACCAGCATGTTCTTCTTCTTTCTTTTTCTTTAATACTTTAGCAGCTTCTGTAACTTGATTTCTTACAGAAACAGCATTCATGTAACGATGAGCGACTGGTAATCCAATCTTATTATTAAGATACCAATTTGCGTCGCCTGTTGATTCTCTTAAGTAGTCAACAATTTCTTTATAAGTGATGTCGCTCATTTTACTTACCTTTCTTTTTTAGAATTTTTTTGATTCCAGCTTTCGCTAGTTCTCTTACTGATTTTTTGCTTCCAGCAGTATAAACTCCACGCATACCAATTTGACCGTTAACATTCAAATTAGCATCAATTCCTTCGTCAACGTGGGATGGACCAGTTGTTCTGCCATCGACTGGAGCATGTGGTTTTGGCCATTTTGGATCATGATCTAATTTTGCTTTTTGATCAGTCTTAGCATCTGATGATTGCTGATCATCTTGTCTTGCATTATGTAATGTTCTTTTGTCTTCGCCGCTTTCTTCTTTCATCATTCGTTTTGCAATATCAAAACGTGGTCTTGCGCCAGAAGAAGCAATAACGTCAGCGTAAGATTGACTTACTTGCTCAACCTTTGGTTCTTCTTTTTTAACTGGTGGTGTTGAAGCCATAACTTTTGAAGCAGCTTCAGCAACCGACTTATTTGTTTTACTAAAAATATTCATTATTCACCTTTAATTGTGGATGCAATCATCCATCCTAGTTTTTTGTGATCATTAATACGGTCTTGTAAGAAATTCGAAAGACCCATTTCATTAGCTTGTTCAGCTAATCTGTAACCTGTATTTAAATCAACAATTAGCTTCTCATTATCCATTGAAAGAATTTGAAACATTTCTTTTGGCGCAGGAATATTAATTGTTTCTTGAATAGAAGAAATTGCATACAAAGCAGATAAAGAAGATGGAGCATATCCATGAATAGCACGAATCTGCTCAGCTGTGTCGTCCAACCTATAATAAACTTCAGTATAAATCTTTTCTAAAAACTGATGATATTGTGGGAAATTAGATCCTTCAATATTCCAATGGAAAGCATGTGCCTTATAATAAAACACATAACCATTAGCTAAAATTACTTTCATTTGTTTAATCAAAGACTGTTTAGCCTGCAACATTGATTCAGTATCATTTTGTTCTTTCTGCATGCTTCTAATAGCGCCAGCAACAGAGTAAATAGATTTCATAGGTGTGATTTGCATTTATTTTTCCAATTCTTGATCAAAGTTATTTATTTGAGAAGAGATCTTAGTTCTAATTGATTCTAGTGTTGTAGTCAATGTCTCTGATCCAGTATCGGATTCAAATCCAACTGCGCCGCTTGGCTTGTTAGGATTGTTCTTAAACTCTTTTTTCTTTTTAGTTTCTTCTTTATAATCCATAAATCCAACAGCTGCAGCGGAGTTATAATTTGGTGGAGCATTACCAATTCCTGAGCCGAAAGTAACTCCAGTCTGTTTCGGAGTAACTGGAGATAACCCTCTGAACTTCTTGAATGATTTCTTTTCGGCTAATGACATGCCTGCGCCTAATGGACCAACACCTGATGGCATGTCTACTGCGCCGTTTTCTTTTCCACCGATTTCACCTGGATCTGCACTGTTATATGAGCTTTTCTTTTTCTTCTTTTCTGTAATACCAGAGAAGCTTTGTGGGTCTGCTCCGTTGTCACCAACTGGAACTTTACCTCTATGTTTTACATTTTCATAAGTGTTTTGTGATGCGCCTAAACTTGACACTCCAATGTCACCAGTTCCCATATTATTACTCATACCAGTTGTTGCAACGTTAAGCGGAGTATCTAATCTTTTTAATTTTCTGGGACCATGCATTTTTGCAATGTGGTGTTGGTGTACTTTTATTTCTTCTGGGATTGTTCTTTGTGTTGCATTTCTTGCAGCGAAACCAACGCCACCGTGATACTTGTCACCGTCTTTTGGGTTTTCTTTTCCAGTAAACTTTGGTCCTGGAACAATCTTATCTGCTTCAGCGTATGTTAAAGTTTTTTTTGTAAATTGACCTGGAGTTATCATGCCGTAAAATCTAGAGGTTGTTGGTAAACCAATCTCCATAACTCTTTCTTGAATCCATTCAACAGCATCTTCGTTAGATGGATCTTTGGCTAAGAAGCTAATTACTACATCGTTTAGTTCTGTTAACCAAGTTGTAATTTCTGATTTCTTTTCTTCATCAACAGTAATGAAATTATTTGAGTTATCATACAACACAAAATTCTCGAACATCTCTAAGTATTGTTTCATATTGCTGATAGAGCTGTCGTATTTTTCTTTACGAACACTTTCGCTAAATGTTTTAGCACCACGAGAAATTCTAAAGTCATTTCTTGCTTTAGAAGATTCGTCAGTGGAGTAAACATAAATCATTGCTGTATCATAACCCATTGTCTCAAGAATGGCTTTAGTGACAACAACTTTATCAGCGTTGTCTGCGTTACCATTAATAATTACAGATGGGAAGTTTTCTAATTCTTCAATGTTTGTTTCTTTTACAATCGCATTGAATACGCGATCCATTGATAATTCTTTAAGAGCAAATTCATTTAATGATGAATGGATTAAGAAGTCTTTGCCGCTTCCTGGACCACCAACGAGGAACAATGCCTTAAAGTGATCAGCGCACGCTTCTTCTTTTAATTTCTTTTTCTTAGCTGGAGCTGATAGACCGTTCTTAACATCATTGAACATAGTTCTAACGTGTTTAGCTGCCATTGTTTTTGGAGCAGAAGCAGCAAATGATTTATAATCATCTTTATGAGCATGCTCTCTCATCTTAGAAGCGGAGTGACCTTCAATTCCCTCTGAATCAGGATCTCTTTCACCTGATGATGTCATAGTAATGTGTTTGAATTTATAGTATCCGTGTGGACCTTTTACACCATTATATTGGTGAATCAACTTATGCATTCCTTCTGTTCTATCTGCACCAGCAACCATATGAAGATGCGTAACACCTTTTTTATGCATCTTAGATAGATGTTGAAGTAATCCGCTATCTGATTCAACGTGAGCGTTAGGAAATGCATTCTTCACGTGATGTAATTTTTGTTCTGGTGATAATGGATTCTTTTTAGGATCGTGTGTTCTAGAAAGAACTATGCTAGAGGTTCCACCGTGTTTCTTTTGTTCTGCGTGGACTTTATCAACCAATTCACCATGCCCTGCGTGTGGAGGGTTCATGCGCACAAATGCCATAGTATGATGCACTTCTTTTTCCTCTAAAATTTTATTTGTTTTTAACTGTTTTTGCATAGTTTTCCCACACTTTGGGGATAGGTTTAGTTAAGTATTATTTATTTATTACGGCTTTTTAAGAGGTTTGCGCGAGAAAAATCTTCTTGGTTAACCAGCTTAGTCATTCCGTGTTTATGATGACTTGCGACAAACCCTTCACCATGTGTTAGAGTTTCGCCTATCTTAGTTTCATATTTTTCTGTTGGAGCCAAAGACTTAACTAAAGCATTCTTGGCTTGTTGTAGATGATGATGAATTTTTAGTGCAGATTCAAAGTGTTTCTTATGTTGATCAACATGAGCTAAGTGTGCAGTTAAATCAGCAGAGACTTTAGCTTTACCCTTTTCGCTAGAAAGTTTATCTGCTTTTTTGCCAAACTTTGACGATAAGTGCTTCTTGTAACCTTCTACAGAAGGAACTTCTCCAGTCTTTACTGTATCATTTAAGTAGGTATTGAGATGTTCGGAGTGAGGAACAACAACAGAGTGCATATTATGCGGCGCACTCTTATGGGCTTTTTCTGCTTCTGCCATATGATGCTGAAATTCTTTCTCATGTTCTTTTTCATGTTTTGCTTTTGACATGTCAATTTCAGGATCAATTAAATTTACATCTGGGTGTTTGCCAAAGTCGTGTAGATGTTCTGCAGGAGCAGCTCTCATTGTTTCTAATGTTGGACCATGATACTTGGTATGGACAACTACACCGAGTTTAGATTTCTTTACTTTCTTAGCTTCATCGCCATGAGCAGTATAAGTGATTGTGTTTGGTGTAAATGATGCTGAGTCTTTACCATGTTTGACATCACCTTCACCATACATTAAATCGCCTTGATATACACCATGTTTTGGTGCTACCTTTTTAAGATGTTTTAATGCTTCTTTCATTTTTTTAGCAAGACCTGGTTTATCTCCATGGTTTGCTTCAATATCTTTTTCTGAATAGTTTATTTTTGGTGTTTTATTGAATGCTGATTTTGTAGCAACAAAAAACTTACCAGTGCTTGGGTGGTGACCGAATACAAGAGAAGGAGATCCATCATATTTGGTTGTAATGCGAGTATCATTGTGACCACCAGTTGTAACGTGGCCATGTACAGCATTTAACATATGAACAGCTTTATGATAACCAGGCTCGCCTTCATCAATATGATGCATATTGACATGAGTCAAATGCTTTAGATGAGATGGTGTTTTAGCTGCTTCTGCTTGTTCTTTTAGAAATGTTTTAAATCCGAACATTATTCACCTTTATATTCTTGCGAATGTCCATGTTCATCAACATGATGCGCATGGAAATCTATATGAGGAAATTCGTGTTTTAACTTTAAAAACTCGTGGAGATTTTTCTTGTCATCATCATATAAATGAGCTTCTCTATATTTGCCGCTGTTTAAATGATGACGAATAACTTGTGCTTTCTTTTGAGCTGTTGAATGATCAGTCTCAATATTACCTGCTCTTTCAACACGAATATGGTCAATATCAACACCATGTTTGCGCCAAGTATTTAGAAACTTTTCTTTATTATCAAAGTTAGAACGAGCAGTTGCCATAATCACTTTACTGTTTGGATGTTGTTTTACAGTTTTATGAATGGCTTTTAATTTTCTCATCATTGGATGAATTGGCTTTTCGTGTTCAAATTTATCTGAAGAACGAAACTCGCTAAAATCATAATGGTGATTAGGAGGAAGTTTATGTGCATTAAATTCGCTATGAGTCAAAGAACCAACGTGTTGCCCTTTATTGTTCATAACATTGACTTTAGCTGTTGTGTGCATTAAAGTCCCATCAATGTCAAATGCATGTAATGCACCAGCATGTGCAACTGATTCAAAAATAGTTGGATTGGCGCGACCATAGTTGCGCATAATAATGCCAGCTTCAGCGTTGGCTTCGTTTTCTATATCGCTTCCAGTGTTACCAGATTCAGCATGGATTCTGTTTTCCATGTCTTGTTTGTAATGGGTTAGTTCGTGTGCAATTGTACGCATGACGTCAACTTTATGACGCCCAGCGGTATTAACGTAGATGGCTTTATGTTCGGGATGATATCCACCGAAGCTCTTATTCTTTTTAGCTTGCGCTTTATCGTCTATCAGGTGGATTTTCGGAGGATTGGCAATCCCTAAATGATGACATGCGAATCCCACAAAGTGGTGTATATCATTCTTAGATTCATTTAGGAATTGTTTAAACTTTTTCATTTGCTACCGAAATACTGATATCGATAGTCTATTTATTATTTAATTAAGTCGTTCACGATGCCTTCCACGGTATAATTCTGTACATATCCCAGAGACTTCAACTTGGTATTATCGAGGTACATAGACTTGACTTGGACGATTTTATGGAAGTCTTTCTGAGGGATCGATACGATCTCACTCTTTGATCCAAGCTTCTCATATGCCATAGTGATAACGTCTCTGAACAGAGTTGCCTCGCCGTTTGCAATATTGTAAATTTCGTTCAATTCGCCTCTGTTTATAACCAAATTTATGGCTTCAATACAGTCTTTTACATGGATATAATCGCGGTAGAACTCGCCATTTTCGTAGAGTTCGATTGGCTCATTTTCCTTAAGGCGGTTTATGAGATACTGTAGAGCATTCTTTTTAGCCGAAACTCTACCGTCTCCGCGACCAACCACGTTACCTAATCTCAGAATACGATAATTCATACCAAAGGTCTGACAATACGAAATAAGCAACTGTTCGGCTGCTCGTTTTGTAATAGAATAGAATCCTTTTGGATTACAATATGAGGTCTCTTTGGCTGGTAAGTCTGTATCGCCATAGACAAACCAGCTGGAGATGAAGTTGAACGTCTGGACGTTAGCCTTGCGGCAAGCGTCCAGAGTGTCTAGAAGGTGGCTTAGATTTGTATCTACATCAACGTGAATGTCAGTAAACACATTATAGTTATCAGTGGTGCTGATAAAATACAATACGTCTTGACTTTTTGGTGTATGCTCAATTCTAGGAATTACTTCGCCGCCAAATCTTTTGACGTAGCGGCTGCCGATAAAACCTGTGCCACCGTATACACTTAGCCCATCCATTTATGGAGCACCGATTCGTAGTAAGCAAACACATCATCACCATAGTGTGGTGGACATCCAACAAAGAATACGTTGCTTAATGCCTTGTTAGCGTTAGGATAATCTTCAGCGTTTCCTAAGTGTTTGTAACCTGGATGTAATAGAATGTTACCAGCAAAGTAGTTACGAGTTTGAATGCGATTCTTCTCAAGGAATGATTGCAACTGTTCTTTCATTTCTGGTGTATTAGTGATCAAAGGAACACCGAACCACGATGGATCAGCTTCAAGCAATCGAGTAGCAATCTTTACACCTGGAACATATTTCTCGAACATTGCTTTGATGCGTTCGAAATTAGCACGGCGCTTAACGTCAATCTCATCGATCTTTTCTAACTGTTCCATTCCGATTGCGCCTTGCATATCTAATGGCTTTAGATTGTAACCCATGTTGCTGAAGAGATACTTGTGATCAATTATCCCATTATAGCCTTCAAGCCACTTATCAAAGCGGTTGCCGCAAGTGCCGCAAGCCAACAAGTTAGCAGAACCAATACAACGACAGTCGCGACCCCACCAAGATATTGATCTTGCTGTGTTGATGAGAGCTTCGTCATTAGAGCAGACCATGCCCCCTTCACCTGTTGAGATGTGGTGCGCTGGATAGAAAGAAGTTGTCCAAGCATAGTAGTATTCCGTTAGTAGTTTGTTGTCCCATTTAGTACCAAGAGAATCACAATTATCACCTAACAATATCAAACCATGATCTTCACACAATTTCTTTAGGAAATCCATATGTGGTGGATTGCCAAGAACAGGAGAAACAAAGATTGCTTTTGTACGAGAAGTAATCTTCTCTGCAATCTTAAAGATATCGAAGTTCAAAGTATCCATTTCAATATCAATGAATACTGGTTTTAAATTATTTTGTACGAGTGGAGCAATTGTAGTTGGGAATCCCACTGGTGAAACGATAACTTCATCACCATCTTGCCAACCCAAATGTTTTTTCACTGCACTTACTAATGTCAAGTTAGCTGATGAACCTGAGTTCACCATATGCGAATACTTAACATTAAACTTTCTACCAAACTTGACTTGAAACTTGGCAACGTTCTCGCCAGAAACAAGCCACTTGCCTGTCAAAAATGCTTTGACGCCAGCCTTAACTTCTTTATCGTCCCAGTATGGACCACTGTAGAATACAGTATCCTTATCTGGATTAAATTGTTTACAGTTATATGCATATTTAGGTGTACCAACCTCAGCAACCAACTGATCAATCAAATCACTTACTTTATCTTTATCCATGTTCCACCATTTCCTTTAAGTATTCACCATAACTATTTTTAAATCTTGCTGCAACTTTTAACATTACATCTTTAGAAATCCAGCCATTATTATACCCTATTTCGTGTGGAGAACCAACTAAAAAACCTTGTTGTTTTTGAATGGTTTGCACAAAGTGCCCAGCCTCCATCATTGAATCGAAGGTTCCTGTATCGAACCATGTAATTCCACGTTGTAATGGTATTACACGAAGCTCTTGCGTTTCATTATAGATTTTGTTTATATCTGTAATTTCTAATTCGCCTCGAGCTGATGGTTTCAGATTTCGAGCATGTTCATAAACGCTGTTTGGATAGAAATAAAGTCCAGTTACAGCCAAATTACTTTTTGGCTTTTCTGGTTTCTCTTCAATGCTAATCGATGTTTTAAATTTAAGATCGAAATCTTTTATTTCTACAACGCCAAAACGTTCGGGATCTTTTACTTTAGTTGCAAACACAACAGGATTTTTTGTTTTGTTTGCTTTTCTTAATTCGCCTGTTAAACCTGCACCATAAAAGAAGTTATCACCAAGAATTAAACAAGTTCTATCGAATCCTGTTTTAAATCCTTTTCTATCTCTCATGTCATACCAATCATCAGCGAGAAGTAATGCATCAGCAATTCCTCTCGGTGCAGTTTGAGCTATGAATTTAATATCCACGCCCAATTCTGCTAAATGATTTTGATCGAATAATCTTTTGAATACATCATATTCACTTGGTGAAACAATGATGGCAATGTCTTTGATGCCAGCAAGCATCAAAGTTGACAATGGATAATAGATTAATGGTTTATCGTATATTGGCAGCAGTTGTTTTGTTACACCCAAAGTAGTTGGATAAAGTCTAGACGACTTTCCTGCTGCTAGAATTATTCCCAATGTTTTCATAAATTTCTCAATCTGTAAAAATCAATAGTTTTCATTAGACCTGCATCGAAGTCAGTTTCTGGCGACCAGTTAAGCTCATTCACGATCTTACTATT